ATACCACTTATCCTTTCAAGAAGCCGACTCTTGGTATACTATTGATACCTAAGCAAGCAAAAACTATTAGATTAAAGAGGGTGGTTTTATGGCCTACAACATAGTTGTTAACATTAGTGTAAGTGAAGGGTATAATAGCACTTCTGTACATACTATAAACAAAACCATAACGGTAGAGAACTTTGAGCAGGTAGCTCGGATAATTGGTAAATCAGTATCTCATATTCCAGAGTCAAAATGAATATGGAACCTACTATCAATAGTTTAGATGACGATTTAATGGCGGATATGTTCAAAGGGAAGTTAACCTTTGACCAAACAATAGCTATGCGTATTATAAGAATGTCAGTAAAAGAATATCTTTATTTTGCTGTGGGTAGTAATGGTATTACCCCAGAAGGATTTCTCGATGCATATGAGTACTTATTTAAAGTCAGGTCTAATCAACCCACTACCTGGGGAGATACGAGTGTACCCAAACTTTGTAGGGATGTATATGGTCAGATCCAAACTATTATCTGTAAGATACCGCCTGAAGAAATCAAAGCCAAATGTTTCGACACCCACTTCGACAACTCAGGATTATATAATTATATCAGTATGGGAACATTCCTTACTAAGCTCAAAAAGAAAAGGATAGAAATCCTTGGCGATAATAATAACCGAGTATCAAATTTTATCAAAGAGTTTAAAAGAAAAGAATGGAATTCTTTACCCAAGGAAAGCCGTCAAGGTAAACTGGCTTTCAATGGGAAAGCATATCTTCAGATTTTGTCAGCTCCTAAAGGCCCAAAAGAATTGGCAAGACTATTGCTCTTTGCACGGAATAAAACCAGTGAATCTATTTCCACTATCAACATTATATACAAGAAAACAATAGACATATAAGGAGGACTATGTATAAGCAAGGTCTTTACATAGTAGGGACAGTTGTGGTAGCCTGTATTGCTGACCTCGTTTATATGTTCTGGTCAAGGTCTCAAACAGGTGGTAGTTTAAACAAGGCAGGTTGGAACGCAGCGGGATTAGGAAGAGGTAAGTATAATATAATGACCCTTGCCAGGAGAAAATTCTAAAGTGAAAAAGGTAACGCAGTTAGAAGGACAGAATACATTGGAGATTTTAGATGTCGCATTGGATAACAGCAAGACCTCCGACGAAATACATAGGGAAGAAGTATTGCCTCCTGCTGAGTTTAAGGAGATTCTTAGAGTACAAAAGAATCAGAAGAAATATGATCCGCTTACACCCAGTGAGAATCCAACGGTGGTTCTACATAAGGGTGGGGGTAAAATAGTTATCACCCCTTCTGATCTCAATGCCGCAATCGCATTAATAGAAATTAGGGAGAGACTACATAGACTAAGCAATCCTATTGTTACTCCTGATAAAGAAGTTCTTTCAGTTCAATTACTTAATGATGTTAAGCCTGAGGATTTTGCCAGGTCAACAAGGGTATGGACATTAGTCGGGACTAAATTAGAGAAGCATCCTCTTGTTAGGCTGTTGGATCGTTATGGTCTTAATGTGGAAGTATCTCCTACATTAAAGAATTGGTTGAAGAAGGAGGAGAGAAAGCTAATAAGAGAGAAGACACCTTTCTTATTGCCAGATCTAAAAGATGAACGTCCTTTGTTCGAAAAGGTGGAGGCTGGAATGGTCCTCCAATGCACTAAGAACTTTTCGGTGGATGGAGTCCAAGTATTTGGTAAGGGGCAGCGTTACCAGATCCTCGATACATGCCGTTCTCAAGGAGAGACGGAAGATCTGGAAGGAAGTAAAGATGGTATCGTTAAGATAAGTAAGACTGCTGTTACTCCCTCAGCTAAGATTACATTAGAAGAGTCTACTATCTTTTCTTGGACGGTTTTCAGCGGTGATATGGAAGACTATTTCCACTACGATGAAAAGATAATCTACGACCCAAAGAAGTGTCTACCAGCTAAGTATCCTGATTTGGTTAAGATGTATACAAAGAAGTTAGATAATATGAACCTGGAGTTATATGACCACGTCAGATTGGACAGCGTACAGGAAGCCATCAAACGGACGACTCTCAATGGCAAACTCATGCGGATGGGTAAGACGTCAGAAAGTATCGTGGTCGCCCTCCTTTGGGGGTCTTCACGAGTGGCTGTGGTTTCGCCTCGTAATGCGAGAATCTTTACTATAAAAGAATTCGAACGTCTGGGAATAAAAGACTATGTAGTTGTCAATGAATTAGAAGATCTGGCTAAGCCGGGTAAGTTTTATCTAATGACTTACAGCTGGCTAAAGAAGAGCTATGACCCACACAAGATGTTTCGTCGTAAGGGTCAGAGCTATCTACACGAGAGCTACACTGAGAAGAAAGAGCATAAGGATGTAGAACATAAGTGTCCTCATTGCACTCGCACATTAGAAAGATTGGAAGTAAAGAAGACCAAGAGTATTGACACTGGCTTCCTACTTGAGAAGCAAGTATTCTGGACAAAGAATAGAGGGTATATCTGCAGGAATCAGTTGTGTCCTGCTACATCTAATCTAACCAGCAAGAACAAGGGGCCTAATAAGGCTTGGGGTTTTACAATAGATGAGACTACACACAAGATAAAGAAGGCAGAACCTATTAAGCTGGGTTCTTATTTATCTACGGGTGTAACTCCATTTACCCCTGAGTCTGTCGAGCAAACCAAGAAAGGACAGACCATCAAGTGTATTGATAACTATATAGGTTACATAGACTGGGGTCTTAAGTTCCATCTTGATTGTAAAGAGAAAGAAGTCAAAGGAAGATATTGTCATTCTTGTAAGCAGGTAGATGCTACTTATATACCTGCTCCTTATAAGTCTAAGATAGTAAAGGCTAATGGTAAGAAAGTCCATCTAAAGGACTTCTTTACAGCTGCCATTATTGACGAGATCCATACTATTAAGGGAGCTGATTCAGATATAAGCAAGGCTGTTCGTAGCTTCCGTTCTAAGCGTCGTATGGGGTTGACTGGCACTCTGATGCCAAATACTCCAGCCGATTCGTTCTGGCCCCTCCACTGGACGTTTAAAGGTGGTTCTGCGGTCTTCCCACACCTCCAAAGGGAAGGAGCTACAGAATTCTATAATACCTATTGTGAGTATATCAATATCAAGAGAAGCCACGGACTAAAAGACAGCCGTAAGATGCTGCCTTACTTAAAGAATCCTATTCAGTTCTGGGAACTTATGTCTTCTAAGATGGTCAGGAGAAACTATGAGGATCCTTTGGTTCAAGCCTCGTTGGCGAAGGCCCATCGCTACTATCCGAATATTCAATTTCATCGGGTGGAATCTGTCATGGATCCCAAGCAAGCGGCCATTATGCTCCAAGCAATTAACCATTTCGAACAGAATTATAACGAATATGCTAACCAAGTGGCCAAGACGGGACATCTGCTAAACCAGGCTATGATTGTTAGCCAGATGGTTTACCTCAGGATTGGAGCTACTTGTCCTGAGTATTTGAATACCAGACTTGCCAAGCTAAAGAAGCCACCTGTATATGATGGCCCTCTTGGTGGTGGTAAGATGGCAGACATTCAGAACATATGTGCCACTCGCACAGCTGCAGGTGGAAAAGTAGTTGTTCTTACTGACTTCGTAGAGATGAGGAAGTCTCTAACAAAGATGTTAGTAGAACATAACCCTATTACTTTCAATGGAGATTGGAATGATGAAGAAAGGAACGAAGCCTTCGAGGCTTTCCTTGAAGACTCTACTCGGAAAGTATTCATTGCTGGTACAAGACAAGTTAGGGAAGGGACAAACCTTTCATCAGCAGACACGGTTATTTGCTGCGATCTTTTGTGGGAACCTGGTCTCCAACAACAAGCCTGGTCTCGTGCGTTTACGCCCACATCAGAGAAAAGAACTTGTGATGTCTATTTATTGATGGCTAAGAACTCGATAGATGAGCATGTATACAATACCTTTTACGCTAAAGTGGCAGCTGCTGAACAGGCTCTCGACCGCAAGGTCATTAACAGGCGTGCTCAGCAAATCGACTTGCGTTGGTTCGTTGACAAAGTTCTTGCAGATAGAGATGGGCTATCGCAGTATCTTAAAGAAGCTGGAGAAGAAGGTATCTACATAACAGAGAAGACATTTAAAGAGTTGGAGGATAGGGATGTCTAATCCTACTCTTTTGGTTTGGGGTAGAGAGTCAACAATGACAGAAGATTGTAAGAGATTGATGAAACTACCATTTAGAGAAGTAGTTTATCACCTGAGTGAGAAATCTCTTAGAGGTATGTGTTTTAGTGATGTCATCGAAGAGATAAGAAACCTAGATGTAAATCCAACTGGGTGTGTAATTTGTGGAACTACATTTGAATTTCCATATTGGAGTATACCTAAAGGACCACTGATAACGGGATTTGATACAACACTTGATATAAAAACACCACAAGGTTTCTGGAAGGTTTGGATTAATAGTGTTATACCAGAATATCTAAGACAAGGTTCTTTACTAGGGAGAATAGGAAGAGGAAGTCACCGTGCGTTTGCGGCAAAGAATCAAAAGAGAAAATTCCAAATCATTTCAACACATCCTAACTTGGGTTGGAATGGTACTCCAAAGTGGATTTCTTCAGCTGCTATGGAATATGTATGTACTAATGATTCTCTTAGAGTAGCTTTGGAAAAATTCAAGGACTATAATATAGGAGAAGATATAGCCTTTGGACTTTTATTCTCTGCCTTTAGTTCCAAGCCTATCTGTGAGATTGATATTATAAAATCCAGAGATGGCTCAGCTCACAAAGCCGAACATAATTTGGATATAAAGTCAAGAGACCGAACCTACGCTGCTTTAGGTAAAATTATAGATGATTTTTATAAACAAGTAGGTAAAGGCAGAACTAATAGCAGTGGTAAGGAAAGATTACTCTCAAGAATTCTACACGGAGCGGAAAGAAAATGCCAGACGAAACGAAACCAATAACCCCAGCTAAATGGTTAAGGGAGTCAGCTGTTGAAGCTACTATTCACCTTATGAAGTTGGGTTATGTCCAAGCTAAAGACCAAGAGTATGTAAAGAATGTTTTAACTAATCATTTTGAACCACTTGCGAGGGCTATTAGATAATGCTAAGACTATCTAAAGACGGCACACAGCTTCTCTTTCTTCCGCCAGAAAAAACACATGAACAAGAGCTTGCTTTTCCTCTCGTTTACGGTTACAATTGTCCTAAGTGTAATAACCTTATTGAAGCCTTATTTATTACAGATAAGAAGATCAATCCTAAGCCTTGGGAAGAGATACTAACCAAGATACAGGATAAAGATGGTAAGTTCAAGCGTATCATTCCAGGTAGGAATGACCGATGGCATAGTAGATATGAAGTAAAGACCATAGGTAGAGGATCTACTATATCAGCTGAGCTTATTAGGTTCACGGAACACTTTGAAATTAAAGAAGATCCACAGAGGACTCCTCTTTGTGGTCACGTAGTTGTCAGCTCAGTCATACCTGAGTTTAGACTACACGATCTAATGATAGCTCACGGTATTAGTCCCGCCCAATATAAGGTGAAGGACTCAGACTATGATACTATTAAGAGTAAGATGTCTATTGGCTATCCTCAGGAGAACCTTTATACTTTTCTCCCAGCTGTGGGAAAAGGCCCTGAGATCATATTAGCTGATAGATCTATGCAGCAATGGATACTTAATATGGCTTTACAACCATACGCTAAACCATATGAGCCGCCGATCATATCCTATTAAGATACCTATGGCGTTTCCACAAGATGGTTTAGATGTTATGAATGGGGTAGTATCAAGTGGGTCGTTAGTTTTCGATAGCATAGACTGGGAAATCCATCGTATGAGAGGAGGTAGAAGTTCTCATATTGCCTATTGGAAAAAGAAGAATCATTGTGTAGCATATATAGGTGATCTTACTGCTCATCAGTTAGCTGAATTAACTTTGAAGTTTGGTGCTTTAGAGTATGTAAATTATGATCGTAGCTGGAAAATACTAAGAGGAGAATTACCGAGGGAAGATTAATATGTTTATCTATCTAATAACTAATACAGTGAACAACAAAGTCTATGTAGGCCAAACTGTTAGCGCAGTTATAGATAGATGGTGTGGTCACCTCAAGGAAGCGAAGTTTAATCCTGCGTGTCAATGTAGGATTTTAAACAATGCCATCCGTAAATATGGAGCTGAAGCATTTGAAGTAAAGACTATTCTACAAGTAGGTTCTGTAGAGGACTTAAACTACTATGAAAAGCTCCTAATAAAAACTCTTAATACATTAGATAGAACAAAGGGTTATAATCAAACTCTTGGTGGCAGAGGTCACAGGAGATTAGTAACTTCTGAAGAGACCAGAGAAAAGATTCGTGCTAAACTTAAAGGAAGACCAAGACCTAAAGAGGTTCGTGACAAAATAAGAGCCTCTTCATTTGGTAAGAAAATGTCAAATGCATCTCGTGATAAAATGAGTAAGTATAGGAAAGGGAGACCTCAAGTTAGATCAGAACAAGGTAGAGAAAGTTTCAGGCAGAAAATGAGTGGAGACAATAATCCAATGCGAAGAAATAAAATAAACAAGGAGGAACAACAGGCTGTAAGTTGTTGAAAATATGAGTGCTTATAATGAAATAGAAACTATTTATACGGATCAAGATTGTTTAGTTGAGGCGCTTACCGAAATGGGATACAAACCTAAGGTCAGTGAGAAGCCTGAGCATTTAGAGGGCTATCACGGTGATGAGAGGGCTCAGACAGCTGAGATTATTATCCCACGAAAGCAAGTAGGTGGTGCTTCTAATGATGTGGGCTTTAAAAAGAATGCTAATGGAACTTTCACTGCCATTATCTCTGACTATGATAAGAGCTCTACGTTCCACGCTAAGAAGCAAGCTCAGTTAAAGAAGTTGTATACTGAAAAGAAAGCAATTAAGCAGGCCAAGAAGAATGGTCTGAAGTTCAAGGGTAAGACAGAGACTACGAATAAGCAGGGTCAGAATGTTACCCGGCTTCAGTTCGTGACTACTAAGTAAAGGAGATATAATGCCGCTCGAAACAACACAACAAAGAGAACATAGACTTAAGAAAGAACACGATAAGAGGATGAGGGAGTTAGCACACATTCCTACTCAAAAGGAGGATCCTAATTTACAGGGTAGCCAGACCAACCTGGGAAGTATTCCTCCCCCAGCTAATGAGGTGGGCGAGGTGGAAACGGAAGATGAACTCGACGGGGATACTTCGGTAGAAGAAATGCTTGAAGAGGTAATAGAAGAAATTACGGAAGACGAAGGAGAAGACGACGATGTCTAAAACAGTTAATGTAGACATAGACGATGACGGCAATATGTCAGTAGATATTATTGGTGGTGTAGATGGCAGCTGTAAGGCTATCGCAGATGCCTTTAAACAGATGGGTCGTGTTACCAAGGATGTAAAGAAGCCAGAGTATTACAAGACTCCGAATCAGAACAAAATCCAGTCTGGGAGGTAAGTATGAAATCATTGGTCAGAACTACCGTATCAACTCTACGTGAGCTGGAAGATTTGCTGGAAGCGTGGAGAGGTAACGATGTTGTAGATGATGATACTACTCTATTATTTAACAATGATGGTATGTATGAACCTGGATTGGAGATTAGTCTTTCTCCTATTACGGGAGCCATTGAGGTAGCTATTCCGAATGAGTAGTCCTGTTGGTCGTGAAATCAGTGAAGGGCACCGAGTGGTTGCTGCATCAGCCATTCCTGAGAACCCCATTCGGTGTCCTCATTGTTTATCTTCCAGCTTTGTATTACAAGGTCTATACAAAAGAACATTCGAACAAGCCTATCACGAAGGAGAAGTTATTGAAGAGCAGCTTGTTCTATCACCAAAGTCTATTCAAGAGATAACTGGCCTAATCTGTGCTGGTTGTGGTATAGTAACGCATATACAAGACGACACTATCTTTGAAAGAGAGTCAATGATTTTTGACCTTCAAATACAGATAGCAATAATGCAAGGTAGAGTGGGTAGTTTACCTACCAGCGAATGGAAAAACTAATGGGTGATTTTGATGAAGTAGTCGTAGTAATTAGGGAAGATGGTTCTCTTGTATCATTAGATAATGCAAATACTGCCTTCTTTAAGGAGCTTGGAAAAGTAACTACTCGTAGAGCCAGCCATATTGAACCTTGTAGTAAAGTATGGCGGGTAGTGTTTCATACATTAAGATATTTCTTTGGAGACAAGGGTTGGATGGCTTCTTTTACCAGGCGCTGGCCTTGTCTATGGAGAGTTAATCTAACGCCTATTGGTGGCCCTATTATATATCGACGTTATTGGGACAGAGAAGGAGCAATCGCTGTAGAAGTAGCTTGGCTTAATGAGCACCTGGAGTAATTATGGAAGCTATATACGATTTGTCTTTTACAATTACAGGTAGGATCCAATTAGATATGTCCAGAGCTCAAGAGGATCCTTGGTTTGAACAGTTTACACGTGGATTAAACTTGGATAACCCTGAAGAGTTAGAGCAGGCTCTACAGGCATATGTCTCAGCTTACTTAACAAGAGAGCGTATCTTTAGCACCAATGCTCCGTGGACTTGCGGTCCAGCAGATATATACACAGGAAAGATAGAGGTGATAAATGGGAGAAACACAAGTGGTAGACAAGAAGCAACAGAATCAGGAACACCCGAGCTTCATACAAACGTTCTTCGATAGCTACAGAGCAAAGGAGGCGCATGTATTCATACTATATGGCAATGTCAACGACTTCCCTAACAACAGCGGGAGGAGAGGTGATCTACGCAGAGCCCTGGCTTTGTCGTGCGACACTCCAAGTATGCTTGTGGAATGCAAGAATGGAGAGCAGAAGAATGAAGTCAATAAACTCCAACGCATCCTTGCCTATTACACGATGGCGAATGGATTGGAGTTCGCTAGCACGGGGAGCAATAACCTCTGGCGTCAGATAATGAAACAATATCTCAAGGATCAGGGAGTAGCAGATAATGCCCTGGAAGATACAATCAAAGACCTTGAGAAGCCTGTTAACTTGGAATCAGCATTGAATACAATGAACATATGGTTCACTGCTTCCAAGAGACTACATCAGCATAATCAGAGTGTGGAGCTATCTAAGAAGGGTGGTACTAAACTACCTGACCCTTTATCTACTTTCGTTTTCTTTGATGGTGATGCTGTATTTCCAGCTGGACAAATGTCGCAGTTGAATATGGATCGTAGTGCTATTGTCAATGCCAGAACCTGGGCACGAGATGAAGCCTTGGGTAATAAGAATCGTGTTATCATAGTCACTCGTCACCTCTCTGACATCCACGAGTCTATTCGTGGTGGAGAGTCTGGTGTCCGTGCTATACTTATACCTAAGCCTAATCTATCGGACAGAGAGGAATGGCTCAATAACTTTGATGCCAGCCTACAACAGAAAGCAAAGGAAGGTAAGCCACAGAAGTTAGGTGGAAGAGAGGTAAAGGAAATCGAATATGCTGAGGGATTTGATGCTCACACATTTGCCATCCAAAGCGCAGGTTTATCCAGGAAGCAGATGGAGAACATCTTTATGCGAGCGGCTTTGGACAAGGAGAAGATTGACTTCCCACTTGTACGAGCGCTCAAAACAAAAGCCTTAGAGGAGGAGTATGGAGGGTTGGTTGATTTTCGGGAACCAGAACACGGGTTCGACAAGGTTGGTGGGCACGAGCACCTTAAGCGTTACTTTATGCGGAAGATTATTGCTCCGCTTAAATCTGGCGACAAAAGGACGTGCTCTCGGGGCGTCCTCCTCACGGGGCCTCCTGGGACTGGAAAGACAGCCATCACTTTGGCTATGGCGAAGGAAGCTAAAGTAAACTTTATGCAGGCGCATCTTGCCAGACTATTTGGAGGCCTTGTAGGTGAAACTGAAAGCAATACGCAAAAATTCATTGAAGCCGCTGACTCTGCGGCTCCTGTCATCGTATTTATTGATGAATTGGAATCCGTATTATCTGCCGGGAGAACCTCGGTTGGAGATTCCGGGACTTCTTCGAGGGTATTTAATTCGATAATGACCTGGCTATCAGATGAAAGTCGTTCAGGTCGTATAGTAGTAGTTGGTGCTACTAATAGGCCTGATCTTCTTGATGGTGCTTTGATTAGGTCGGGTAGATTCGATGCTATCCTGCCAGCATTGCCACCTCAAAAGGGTGATGCCAAGGGACGCATTGAAATCCTTAAAGCTCTAACCAAGAAGCAGAACTTTAAGTTTGCTACTGAGCTTCAAGAAAGCCTGAAGAGCAAAGATGATGGTCTTGGTAAGCTACTTCACGACACCCGTATATGGACGGGAGCTGAAATGGAAGTAGTCTTAAAGGAAGCCATTGACAATGCTGTCTTCGGTAATAGAAGCTCTATTTCATTGGATGATTGGAACCAAGCATTCAATGACATTCTTCCTTCTACCAGGGAAGTAGAGAAAATGATTGATTTGGCTCTGCTTTATGTCAATCACTTGGGTTATTGCCCAGAGGATTGGAGAGAGCGTGCTCAATCAAAGGGAGATATCCTCCAATCCATCAAGAGTGGTTATGAAGATGGATCATTAGAGGATAGACAGACTTAATGGCAAAGCTAATTCATTGCCCTTGTATAACAAAAGTAGACTTTGATGAATACAAGGATTGGATGGATGGGATTTCAACTAAGCAGGGATATAAAAATTACCACACACAAAGTCCCGATAGTGGTATTTTCCCTGCTCTTGTTGTATCTTATATTCATTTAACAGACGGCGAAAGAGAGTGTACCCATACTATTATATCAAAGAAAACATTGTTGAAAGTATTAGGGTTAACCCAAGAAGAAATTAAGATAGAGTTTGATTTAAATCTTGGGCCTATATTAGCAGATACATTAGAACAGAGGGAGATATAAATGTTATCCGCCGCACTTTTAATCTACAATGAAGCTGGATGGGAATTGTTGTGTAAAAATAATGGTATTAAAAATCCAGATAAACCAGAAGTCTTTCCTGTTATAGTTCATATGCTTAGCACGGACGCCGGGGTGTTTGTTACTTCTACGAGTGTAGCCCAAGCTGCCAGATTAGTATCTGTTGCTCCTCCCGAAGCTCTGAAGGATGTAGAGGGTGGAGTTAAGAAACTTATCATTAATAAGCTTGGTGGTAGTATTCAAGTTGATAAATCTATGACATATTTAGATGTTAAAGGTCAGCCACATATTACTATCTCAGCTGGCGAACCTTTTAATATAGAAGAAGCTACTGATATGTCTAAGATGCCTGGTCTTCAGGAGATACCCACTGACCCAGCCCAGATAGAAGATAAGCAGAAGATTGCTGAGGTATGTGAAGAAGATCACGTATTAGATACAGAGAGGGCTGTATGAGTCTTACTTGGGCCGAGATAGTGAAAAACAAATCTATAGGGGAGCCTGGTTGGGTAACAAAAGGATATTCTCCTGAATCGGAGTGGAAGAAATATTTGGATCAATGGGATCCAGAAGATTGGTCATTTCCTAAACCTCATAGTCCTTATGTTCCAACTACCCCTAAACCAAAAGACTGGTCAAAAGAGATTGAAGACTTCATAAAGAATCTTCCTAAACCAGTTGCTCCCAAGAAAAAGAAAGAGAAGAAGGAAAAGAAGAAAGTCGAACCTAAGAAGAAAGAGAAGAAAATTAAACCTGTTTCTATTACTCCAGCTGAGCCTGGAGAGTTTGATAGGGAGGTATAATGGCTAAGACAAAAGGTTATAGAATAGGTGTTAGAGTAAAACCTATCATATCAGAAGGTAAGCATTATGTTACTAAGTTTGATTTTTCTACCTGGGGTAGCAAGCGAGTAGAAGATATCAACCAAGTAAGAGAAGAACTCCATACTATGGTTGAAAGAGTATGTACTAAACTATATGAAAAGCAAGCTAAGACAGGAGCCAAATGAATCTAACAGACAAGAAGAAATCCAAGAAGAAAACTGGGCAACCAAGAGCCAAGAACGGAAGTCCAAAGCCAAGCCCAGGAGCTAATATACATAAGGCTAAAGCTATCACTACAAGCAAGGCGTCAAGGGGTTTTACTACCAAGAAACCACCCAAGGCAAGCCTAAGCTATCCTCTATAAGGAGAATAGAATGATACTATACACACTTATTATAGTTGTCTTAATTGTTTTTGCCCTTAATCAACTTGTTGATATGTGGGATTCAGTCAAGTATTGGTTTGATGATGATGATGGTGGAGATGAATACAGAAACCCTAACTTCTATAGGAATGGTATAGGTAAGGGTATATCTACATTAGTATTCGAAGAATTACAAAATGAATGGCACGATATATGTAGTGATAATACTAAACTAATGGAGAGTAAAAGAGAAGCCTTAGCACATAGGGCTATGTCAAAGTATCTAAGGACTTTATCTGCCACTGAGTTGGCGGAATTACTTGATAAAGCCAAGTAAAAATGGTATAATATCAGCTAGATATAGGTGGTGAGGCCACTGCACTGCTATGGATAAGGTTATTCGTAGCCGCTTTTGAGCCCACCACCTTAGCTGATTCTAAGGGGAAAAATGTCATTCAAACTATTTAATGGCAATAAGATAAACAGATGGGAGAAGCTAAATGTTCAAGTTATTTAGCCATCTTTGATAAAGCATTAGTAGAAATGGAGAAGAGAGATGACTTTTCCTCAAAGACTGCTCGTGTGTGGCCTTCCGAAGCGAGTGCGGCTCTCATTGAACCAGGGGTCGCAGCAGTTGTTGGTGGTTGCCATAGAAAGACCTACTATAGGCTCATTGGTGAGCCGACCACTGGTCAGATGGATGCGGTCGGGGCCCGTAGGGTCAGAACAGGAAAAGCAGTTGAGGCAGATACTACTGAACAAGCCAAAGAAGCTGGACTGCATATCGCATCCGGTGTAAGGATGAAGGTTCCTCACCTTGATTTATCTTTTGAGCTGGATTTAGTAGTGTTAGACCCTCAGTCAGGACAGGCGGTGATATGTGAAAACAAATCGATCTATGGGTATATGTCTACCACCCAAATCTTTGGCAACAAAGGGCACAAAGGTAAGCCTAAGCTGGAACACCTTCTGCAAACCCTCATTTATATCAATGAAATACGCACAGGTCAACATCTTAAACAAGTCATCGCAGACGGATTGGAAGATAAAAAAACAGGCACCAACAAGCGTAATCGCATTGACGTCACTCAGGATCTTGTCAACTGCGTGCAAGACAACTCATCAACATACGGCAAAATCTGCTACGAAACAAGAGATACTTGCGAGACTAAAGAGTTTGATATAGGTATATATGAAGACTTCGATGGCTTTCATTACCCTGAGATCGATGGGGAGGTCTCGAAAGTATTCACACTGGAGTCCATATACGAGAGGTTCGATCAAGTACAACAATACTTCTATCGAGCTCAAAAAGAGGCTAGACAGATACTATCATCTCAAGGGGTGGCGCTTCCAGTGGCAGACGATTGGACGGGCGGGCCCGATAATGCCGAGCAAAAGGAAAAAATAGATGACTACTGGAATCGTGTGGCGGAAGAGATGCGTAGACTGCCTCTTAACTTTCTACCACCTGCGGACTATAAGTACCGTTATGATGAGCAGAAAATCGAAACTCTGGCTACTACTGGTCTTATCGGTCAGACAAAATATAAGGAGTGGAAGAGTTGGAAAAATGGTAGGCGCAGACGTCCAGGTGTTCCGGTCATAGGAGACTGGCAGTGTGCTTATTGTCCATATCGCCTTACCTGTATACCACTTCAGAATCCAGAACTAAAAGATATATGTAGTGATTTGGTAGTAGCTCAGGAGGAAGATGACGATGCCGGAGCAGCCTAATCATTGTACTAATTGTGGAGTATTAATGCCTTATACTAATGCCGCTTATTACTGCTCATATGAATGTATGGTAGAAGTAATAGGTAAGAAGGCTGCTGATAAAGCAGAAGCAGAAAGGGATAAACGACTTGGCATACCCTCAGCGTAAAGGTAATGAAGAAGGAAGACTTAGTTTAATATGGTCTATTTATATGTGGTGTAGTAGTCAGAAATCTAATGTCTACCCTTATACTTCTAATAGGGTTAGAGAAGAGTGTATAGCTTGGGACTTAGCTCAGATTTTTGGTGCCATTGCTGGTGGTTATGTGATAGAATTATCACCACATTATAAAGGCGTCCAGCTAATAAAGAAGAACAAAACACTATGGGCTGAAGTAAATAAATATGTTAAGTTAAAGACAGGACAGGGTTGTCTACCTTATGACCCAGGTCTTAATGGTAATAGGTGGGAAGCTATAAATGGCTTTGAGTTCATAGGTATAGGGGCAAAGAATGATTCAATCGATAAAACAAATCTTTAATATTAGCACGGCTATAGAACTAATAGAAGCAAGAGATCAGTTTGAGTCCGAGCTTAATGCTAAGCTGGAACCTTTAGTTCTAATGCTACAACAAAACCTGCTATCAAAAGACATTACTTCTATGGAGAAGCATATGTGTGATGTAGAAGCTTGGAGGGTTAGATTAGTAGACTATTTAACATTAGCTGGAGGTTTTACAGATCATGCTAAGGATTCTACGTTCCTGGCGAGTAAGACTTCTTTCTCGAATGATAACGAAACGCCTAAGAAAGTTACCGATATCGAAAGGGACGCTTACAGACGGAAGCTATCTGGTGGATTTGTGGCGATACAGGGAAGACTTGAGGGGCTAATCAATTGCGTAGACTCACGAGTTAACCTTGCCAAGAAGATGCTTGGTATAGAAGTAGACGCACCTAAAAAGAAGGGGATATAATGGAACTCACCCAGAAAGTAAAAGACTTCAAGAAGTATTATAAGACTTATAGTGAGCTTGATCAGAAGATTAGATCTATGGTAGAAGAAGCTATGTCAGCCATCAAGATGTTCCACGGTTATAAACCTTATAATATATCATTAGAAGAGGTAATATTCAATGGTGAAGATGTTACATTAGCCTGTGAAGAATTTAACTACACCGAAGCTAATGAAAAATCAAGCTTTACTATGCCTCTTAGTATAGCTTTGTCTTCTGAAGGAACGGTAATTAATTATTTCAGTGATCTGAAAAAAAAGGAAGATGAAGAAAGGCGTAGACAAGGCGAAAGAATTGCTGAGCAGGAGAAAGAAAAGCGTAAGCAGTTATATGATAAGCTTAGATTAGAATTTGATGGTGAGAACGTAAAGGATGTAGTTAAAATATGAGGCAGTATCCTCATTGTGATCAACGTATACTACACGCTCCTGGTGAGTGTGATGTATGTGATAAATATGCTAAGGATTTACAACAGCTTCGGAAAGATTGGGGTATTAATTTCACAGGGCATTATGATACAATAGATAATCACGGTGTAGTAATGCTTCCCTGTCCAGCTGAGGTAGCAAGGCCATTCAGTATACTTAATAAATGGAGTGGTAATACAGTTAAGAAACCAGGCTGGGAAGAGAAGCTGGCTAATGACCTTAAGGAAACATTTTCAAAATTTATATTAGAAAATGACCAGGAGAAATAATGGCGAAGAAAGAAGAAGTAATCAATGCAAATGATTTGCTTCAAGAGGAGCTTTCCAAGATGGGTTTTGGAGATATGCTTGAGTTAGCTGAAAATATTACGGATATGACGGTTAATTGTATTTCTACTGGATTTCCCCAGTTGGACATAATTCTACACAAAGAACTGAAAGGACTACCCTGTGGACGTGATATTGAGATATTCAGCAAGGAACCCGAAGTGGGCAAGACTTCTCTTGGCTTACAGATTCTCCAGAACTGGCAGCGTTTGGGTAAGCGTACGTGTATTATCGATGTGGAACGTACGATTACCAAAGAGTTCTTACAGCAGCTCGGCATTGTTACGGAGCCAGATGATCCGCAGGTTGTGGCAGTTAGGATCGCAAGACCAGAAGACGGACTCAATGCAGAACAAGTCTTAGATTTAGTCAAAGCTGTTAGCAATACCTTTGATTTTGTAGTGGTTGATTCTATTGGAGCTATGGATATTAAAGCCAACCTTGAAAAGGACTCTGAAGAGAACAATAAGATAGGAGCTATGGCTCTATTACTATCTAACTTCCTTAAGAGGAATGTGGCTAAGAGAGCTACCGTTGTATGGATCAATCAAACTCGTCAGGTAGTTGGGGGTTATTCCCCAGCTGGACAAGGGCCACGCTATGCTACAATGGGTGGTAGGGCTCTACCATTCTTTGGTAGTATTAGGCTGGATCTTTCTGTCATAGAGAAGTTAAAAGATAGTAAAGAAGATGTATATGCTATGAAGGTTAAGGTATATACACAGAAGAATAAAGTCTCGCCTCAATATAAGTCGGCTGTTTTGACCTATGTAATGGGTGAGGGTTTCTCAGTCATATATGATTACTTTGATGTGGCTTTGAAGATGAAAGTGATTGATAAGAAAGGGTCTTGGTATATCTTTGGAGATCATAAGATCCAAGGTGATCTTAGTTTCTATCATAAGATGAAAGAAGATCCTGAATTCTTTGAAGAGATCAAACAAGCTATTGAAAAAGAGCTTGTAGATGCAGAAGCGACCACTGCGTAGTATGGTCACAACTAAAAAAGGAGCATTAAAGATGAAGACGAGTAAGAAAGTAAGTAAGTTTGAAAAGGCTGTGCCAGTAAAGGGTAAACCAGTGAAGTCTACCAAGCCAGTCAAGAAGGCTATGGTTACTTCAATTGGGTATATTGAAAATGCACACCCTTGCAATAATCCTGGACAACCAATGGCAGCTTTCAGAGTTGGAGGTCGCAATTGGAAGTGTTGGAATGGAACCATTGGACAGGTTCAGGCATTTATTAAAGGAAATGTGGAAGTAAAGGTAACTGGTACTGAATCTGGACGTACTCCTGATGGAAAGACGGAATACGCCGTTTATAGTATTGGAGCCAACTTTGGAGCTCAGTCCAAGGCGGCTTAATGGATGTATTAGAACGATTAGCAACGACTGATAAGCAGTATCCTTGTAAAGAGGAGAGTGTCTGTAAGAACTCTCCTCTTAATTCTTTACAGCCTAAGTGTAGTGAATGTAGACTCTCCGTAGTAGCAAGTAATTTTGGTTGGATGACTTGTCATTGGGCTCCCAAGAGTCATAAAGATAAACATCCTATTATAGAGCAGGAGAAGAAGCGTGATAAACTACAACGACTTAGAGAACGAGCAAAAGCAAAACACCAAAAAGATCGTGGACGGCAACGAGTTCTCAAAGAAGCGGCAAGAGCTGAGAAACAAACAGAGCGGAGAATTATTAAAGCCACTCGGAATTCTGGCCGTAGTAATAGGGATGGTGATCACGTTAGCAACGGGAACATTGTGCTTGATACAAAACACCAATCAACGATAGAGAGTCCTGTGGTGAAACTACACGAGTTAGATAAGGTAAGAGCAGACGCAAAAAGGAGTGGCAATGGGCGATTGGGAGGACTCGTACTTCGGAATAAGCACGGAAGAGGAATTGTGGTCTTTGCAGAAGAAGACTACGCTAAACTCAAGTTATAACGAAGGAGATAAAACCATTAAACTTCCTAATGGAATTATAGTAAGATATGAAAATGTTAAGTTAGAAGAGTCGTATGACGATGGA